TTTGTTCCAGAGGATGTTAATCTTCACCTCGTGATACTGAAGGGCAATCAGGGGAAGAGCAGCACCAGGATTGCGAGTGTAAGAGAACGGCAGAGGGATCATGAAGATTTGACTGCTTGATGGACGGCCAGTTGCCCTAACATTTCCTTGGGCGGCCGCAGGGCGGTAACCGTACACATACTTTCCATCAGGTCCATCACTGGCATTTGAAACCGGAAGATTCACTGCCATGGGACCGTTATCGAGACGGCGCGAATCACCACCGCCACCGACCATCTGGTACAACTGGTAACTCTTGTTCGCGTCCGCCGTCAAAGTGTCCCACAAGTAGAGATACTCGCTGTAGAGACGGTCAATGACCTGTCCGCCAATCTCGAGTTCGACATAGTCCAGCAGGTTGTAACCTAGACGGCCCTGCTCGTTGTTCCAATCAATCGTCTTCGCGACTCCATTGACAACCTGCGTCGTCGGGAGAACGACATCCAAGTAAGTGGAATACAGCAAGTCTGCGTGACGAGCAAGCGTCACGCTCTGCTTATTGCCCCACGCGGGCACGCCAGTCAAGCGAACACGAAACGGTTCCATCGCGAAGTTCGTGTGGCGCTTGAACAGACCCTTCCAGAACGTAATCTGGGGGTTTCCAGAAAGGTATGCATCCTGAGCTCCGTGTGCGACGAGTTGAAGTAAACCGCCACCCATTTGTCTTTATATGTTAGACATACTGATTTTTTTACCGACGCGACTTACGACGAGTGGACCGAGACTTGCGACCACGGCGACCGCCCTCGGAAGGAGACTCAGTCTCAGACTCAGACTCAGGCATTGCTGCTGCCTTCGCGGGTAACTCGTCCTTCTCCTCACCGCCACGACGACCCTTCTTGGACGCGCGGCGCGTGGACTTATAAGTCTTCTTGGCCGCGAGAATCACCTTCTTCAGACCATCACCCTTCTTGTAAGTCCCTGCCTTCTTCATAGATGCCATCGTAGACTTGACATGCGTCAACCAAACATTCGCCATTTGTGTATGTTTTTACCGGAGATTTTATATGCGATACAGGACACCTCGGAGTCCCGTCATTACATCGTCTGGGATACGCTTCTCCATAGGTATTCCCGTCAAGCAGCAGTAATGGAAATAAACGGAATACATACCGCACTCTGATCCTTTTCGCTGATGCTTCGTTTTGTTATACGTCAATTCCATAGGTTTCGAGTGTCCTCCGCCCGCGTCCCACTGCTCCTTCCACCGCTTCATCAATTGCTGTATCTGCTTCTCGGGATGGTGTCCGTATGAATCAAAATACGTCATGCGCGGATACTCTAAATCGGGACTCACGTCGCAGAACACCGCAACCCAATGCTGTCCAGGACCAGTGCTGACGTCCGTATTGAAAATAATACCAATTTGGGTCTTGCCTTTTGCAGCAAGTTTACGAATATCCATGGAACACAGAGCACTAACTAAACACGACCCAGTTTCGGACTTTGCGCCGAAATCTATCGGGAATGCGCCAACGTAATTATAACTCGCGAACAACTTCGTGTAACTCTTCTCAATCTTGTCAATTTCCGCAGTGGATAACCACTCGGTTGGATTCTCTTTCCATGATTCGGGGGCTTTGGGTTTTGTCAGCAGAGATGATACTACGCATTCTGCTGCTCCGTCCTTACATTTGGACTGAAGGCGTTTACGTAGGGCATTCCATGTCGCACCTATATTGCCAGATGGAATCGGTGTTTCCCCTGAATGTTCCTTGTTATACGCGATTCTAAGTGTGTCGATCTCTTTATCGTCGACAAACATCCTTGTAATAAAAACGGATTTAAGTTTAGAGAACGACAACCCGTAACCACTAAGATGCTTGCTCGCCTGAAGTCGCACCTAATGTCGTATCGCGATACGGACACAAAGATTCAAAGTTTGAATGCCGAGATTCATGCCCTTCGGAACCAGCGGAAGACCCTTGAAGTTGAAATGTCAGAGATTCTGCGCGACCAGCAGTTCCATACATTCAATGAAATTCATCTGTCCGACGACGGGTCCGTCATCAAGATTCAGCGTCCGAATCAGTGGAGTAAGGCATGGACGCTATCCAAGAAAGATCTACAAACATACCTCAAGGAGTACTTCGAGAGCACGCCGACTCCAAACGCACAGGAGTGTTTCGCTACAATCTTGGACAAGAAAACCAAGTCTCTTATTTCAACCGAGTTCGCATTCACGCATACCCCGCCCGAGTAAAATGGACTTTGAAACAGGAAACATCCTAGACTCAAAATGGCAACGATTTATAACCCTTACAATCCTAAGAATCGCTTGTTTGCCAAAACTGACATCCAAGCAATCCTACAGAGTCACCGATGCGACAATGTCGTTATTCGTGATCCTGCGAATTTCCAGACGGCAATGATTCATTCGTCGTATGTCAAGCGGAAGGACTATACGACGCCAGCAGGCGAGGCAACGACTCTTGCGACCCGCCCACCAGACTGTTTGGAACTATTTGACGACTCGTATGAGCGTCTGGAACATATGGGCGATTCAGTTCTGGGAGCATCCGTATCCACCTACTTATTCCAGCGATTCCCTGACGAGAACGAAGGGTTTCTAACGGATTTGAAGAAGGAGATTGTGTGTAACGAGACGCTGGGAAGACTGAGCGAGAAAATCGGACTTGCGAAGTTCTACGTGATTTCACGACACAACGAGGATATTTGTGCCGGTCGAACCAATACCAAAAAGTTGGGTGATATTCTGGAGGCGTTCATTGGCGCATTATGGACAGACACGAACTATGATTTCAAGATCGTGTATACCTTCATTGTTGCGCTCGTGGAGATGTATATTGATATTCCCAAGTTATTGATGAATAATCGGAACTTCAAGGAACAGTTCCAAAAGTTGTATCAGGCTATGTTTCACCAGACGCCCACGTATCACATGGCATCGTGCGTGAATGGTCAGTATACGATGGAGGTGATTCATGAAGGAAATGTGATTGGACACGGAACTGCGTCTACAAAGAAGCAGGCAGAACAGTTCGCGGCCCGCGCGTCAATTCTACACTTTCAGGCGTAATTAGGTAGACATAGACAGAGTGGTCTTGGTCCGCGGGATCCGGCGCATGAGGAGTTCTTTTTGCGTTCCACCTGCCGACATGTTGTCCTCTCCTTCGTGAATACCTTCAATGGACCTCAAGAACTCTGCGACCTTTTGGGGTTCATCTGCGAACGTCATGAGGAGTTTGGTGCGCAACTCGGACCGGCGCAGAGGAGGACGAGACGTGCGAACGCTACGAGAAATATTGCCGCCACTAACCTCTAGCGCAAAGTTCTCAACCTTGTTCTCTCTCATATAGTCCAGAATCGTTGCCGAAAGCGCTGCCTTGTTCTCACGAATCTCCTTGATTTGGTTACGGATTTGGCGCTCGTTATCGTCATGAGCAATCCACTGCTTCAGCGCCTCGCGGATTTGGTTCGTCTTGTTTTCCTCCATGTCTTATTCTTAGTCTGTTTCTTTGTTGAAAGTCTCTTGCGACCCCCCTTTCTGACCGGCGTTGGTGCGAATGATTTGCGTGAAGAAGAAAGCGCTCCCGGGACATACGGTGCCTTTGGCAGTTCAGGAATCGCATTGCGGGCAATTTCTCGGTCCTCGTTAAAGGCACGTCCAAGGTCAGATTCGTCGAACCGGTCTTTTGCTTCTTCAGTTTTCGACTCTAGCGTATTGAGTGCCTTGGTGCTAATTACATCTGCCTTGTCCCGAAGACCTTTTATCAAATTCGGGTTCTTTTCTTCAATGCTTGCTTTTGCGTCATTGAGTGTTTCTTTCAGTTTACCCAATGCTTGCTGTCCTTGTTCCTTTATGAGTCCAAGTTTGTCTCCGAACTTGGTCGCGAACTTATCGGTCTTCGCAAATGCCGTCGACAATGTCTTTCCGATTCCGAATGGAATTGCCTTCAAGTAAATCTCGGATGCTTCGGAGAAATCTGCGCGGCTGAATGCTATCATCGCAAGTGGCGGCCAAAAGAACATTCCAAATACTGCGACAATCGCAGGACCGAATCCAGGAACAAGACCTACCAAATTCTGGAACAGTTCTCCGCCAGTGCTGAATGCCGCAAGCATAGCATCCAACATCACTGCTATCAATATACCGATTCCAGGCGCACTCTCGACAGTCTTCAGGATGAATAAGAATTTAGGCATTGTTGCCAAGAACGCGGCAGCCCCTTCGTTCGTGCTAATCGTTTCAATGAATTTGTTGCCTTGCACGTTCAAAAGCGTGTCTGCTCCTCCTGATTGTTTTCCGAAATGTTCTTTCAACTTTCGTCGGAATATCGTTAGTTTTGCTTGTGCGTCTTTGGGGTCTAATCCCAATTTCACCAGGGTTCTCAACCAGATATCCCCCATTATGTCTCTGCGTTAAAATTTTGTATTAAAACAAGAATGGAGGAACAGAAAGGAAAAATTCGGTGGAATACTCAGATAGAACGCATTTTGTCCGAAGAGGGCGAAAGGGCACTGTGTTATTCGTGGTTACACACCCAATCCCAAAAGCGGTATACGACTATGAACAATTACATAACGATTCCAACTATTGTGTTGTCAACCGTCGCAGGAACAGCATCTATTGGATCTCAAGCTCTGTTTAACGACCCAGCAGCATCGAGTATTGGAATTGGGGTCATGAGTTTAACAGTGAGTGTTCTGAACACCCTCGCGTCTCATTTCGGATGGGCTGCTCTCAAAGAGTCTCATCGCATGACGTCTTCGTCCTATTCGAAGATACATAGATTTATCATGATTGAACTTTCACTACCTCGTCCGGAACGAATGGAGGCACAAGATATGCTGAAAGTTGTGCGCGATCAACTGGACAGATTACACGAAAACAGTCCTCAAGTCCCCGATCAAATAATTGCTAAATTCAAAAAGCAGTTTGGCGATAGTACGCCGGATCTAAGCAAACCGGATATTACAAACGGTCTTGATCCTATACAGGTCCATAAAGAAGGACAATCGCCAGCACAGACTGAGCGGTTCACCATTAAAATTTCCAACGGCGATCGCACTCAAGACACGTCACAAATGTCGTCATTGGCTCGTCCGCTGATCGAGTCTGAAGCTGATAGTAATCACACTTCGTCTTAGACTTGCAACCCGAGCACCACATGAAGATTGACGCGTTCTGGTTCTTCGAATACAGACGCTTCTCCTCCTCAATAATGCGTTCCACGGAATCCTTCCATCGCGCAGGACACATATCCATCGGCGTCATCTCTGCGATTGCTTTCAAATCCAACTCGCCTGCCTTGAATCGCTCCAGCAACTTCTGGTCGTTCTTCACATAACTCTGGTCGCCAAGAAGGTTCTCATACAGTGAAATCGCGCGACTGCGATACATGTTCCAGAAAGTCCGGTTTGCCCAATCTACATCCACCCCGTCCTTCGTTGCCTGCTCCACAATAAACTTCAGCATGAACAACTCGAAATCCTCAGCGTTCTTTGCGTCTCCGAATACCTCTGTGAAATTCGCAACAACCTTCTCCCGAATCGCACAGGTTACAAACACATCCTTCGTCTTCACTGTAGCAACCTTTGGTGCTCGTGTTATGACTGCTGGACGAACAACCTCTTCCTCCTCCACGATAGACTCATCTGCGTCCCCAGTCTCCTCCTCATCATTGATATCCTGAATATCCTCTTCTTCGTCCTCATCAATCGCAAACGTCCACTCCTGATACAAAGTCTCGTATTCTGTTGCCCGTATATCAACATAGGATGACATATTCGTATCATACCCATCAGTATCTTCCGTCTCTGCTGCAAGAATCACGATTGTGCTAGTATACGTCTCATCGTCAAACGGCGATGGAAGCATATGCTGGTTCTCTTCATCTTCGGATGTTGACGCAAATACGCTTAACCATCTCGTCTCTTTTGTCGGGTGCTGCAGTTTTCCTCTGAACTGAATCTCGGGACACTTGAACTTCTTACGAATCCAACCTAGAACATCCCCCGTTTTCGAAGTGACCTGGAAATCCGAGATGGTTCCATTCACAGCAATTGCGACTCCGTATGTCATTGTTGTAGTTACCTTCTACAGACCATCAAAGTCCATTTTCAACCTCGTATAAAATGGATTTTATTTATTGATTGAATCCAATAACATCACTACACAATGTCGGGCAAGTATATCCCTCCTTCGCGTCGCAATGCCGCATCGGCAAATAAGACAACGATGCCAATTCCAGATGATTATTTCCCGCCACTCTCTGCTCACAGTCGCACAATTGCTCCGACCAAATCTGGAGTGTCGTTCTCTGCCCTAGCGTCCGATTGGAACGAGAAGGATATAGAAGAAGAGAGTGAACGAAAGTCTCGCGAAGGGTTTGAGAAGAACCGTGCTGAGCGCGCCGAGGCAGAGAAGAGGACATTTGCCCCTCTGCGTCGCGAGTATAATAACCCAGAACCGTATGTGTATGCTGTCGATGAAGACGATACGCGCGTACTACTTGACAAGGCAGCCGATGACGGATGGAAGGTAGTCGATAAGAAGGCACGCAAGCAGTGGTCTTATGAAGAGCAGATGGAACGTAAGCGCAAGTTTGAAGAGGCAGAGGCGCGTATGTATGAAGATTCTAGTGTCTGGAACTCGGGCGAGCACCGATCCGACGACTGGAGTCATCGCGACCGACGAACTCTGCTGCCCGCTGCGCATCAAGCTGCAGGGCAGCCGCATCGACGACACCACGGGCGGCAATTCCGGCGTCGAGCCGCGCGTGGGCTTGATGTACACGCAGATGGTCACCAAGCGCGGCTACACGCCGGAGCATTTCGTGGACATGGTCTCAACCAACGCGGCCAAGATCATGGGCCTCTATCCGCGCAAGGGCGCGCTCGCCGTGGGTTCGGACGCGGATGTGGTGGTGCTGGAGACCGGCATCGACAAAACCATCCGCGCCGAGGACATGCACGAGACGGACTACACGCCGTGGGAGGGG